CCGCACCCATTAGTCCGGAAGAAGGCGTTAATCGCGGCATCAATACGATGCGGCAGGACTCGACGGTAATCTAAAATAAACGAGCCCGCAAAGTGCTGATACACGATGCGGGCTCTAACCAAACAACCTGTACTAGAGGTCATCATGGCTGCACAAATTCTATCCGCTGCGCGGGTGCGAGACATACTTAGTTACGACAGCAAAACCGGGATATTTACATGGCGCGTGATGCTTGCGCATCGTAGGAAACCAGGCGATCTGGCAGGTAGCAAGACGCATGGGTATATTGAAATCGGGATCGATAACAAGTCGTACAGAGCACATCACCTAGCATGGCTTTACGTACACGGCGAATTCCCATCAATGGAGATAGACCATATAGATGGAAACAGAGAAAACAATGCAATCTCCAATCTGAGATTGGCGACATCAAGGCAGAACGCTCACAACAAATGGAATGCACATACCAACAATGCATCTGGATTTCTTGGTGTGACGTTCCATAAACAGCGCGGCAAGTGGATGGCGCAAATCAAGAATAGTGGGAAAAACCACAATCTAGGTCTTTTTGATACTCCTGAACAAGCACATGCGGCGTATCTACATGCAAAACAGAAATTGCATGAATTCGGAGAAGTTGCAAAGATCAACCTTGGACAAGTTCCAAGCAAGAGAAGCACAACAGACCGCAGCGTTTCTGGATACAGAGGCGTAAGTCTCGACAAACGAAGTGGAAAGTGGGGCGCGCGCATATCAATACATGGTGTCTACAAGTCTCTAGGTCACTTTGATACAGCAGAACAAGCGAATGAAGCCTGTGTTTCTGCAAGATCAAGAGCCAATCAAGCAACGTAAATCACGGAAACCCCCGGTAGCGCTTTTTATTTGATAGCGCACTTGGCATATTCGATACACGCAAGCCTGTGAAGGCTGGCGAATCCCAACCTGAAAGCCGCCTGTGAAGGTCGCCCAAGGGTGGACGGAGAGAAGGGGCTTCGGCCCCGACTCATAACAAGACCCTTCTTACGCGGCCCCGGCGATATGTGGCAGAGGGTAATTTGAACCAAGCTGAGTATTTCCAAGCGAACGCCGTGGACGGTAATCTGACCGACGCGCAAATGATGCACATGCTGGGACTTCCAGAGGGCGAAATCACGACGGGCCCCGTGCCCGAAGTGAAAAGCAGCGAACCGCCCGCCGCTGACGTGAACGCATCGAACGATGACAGCAAGGCAGCCGAGCCGACCCCGGTTCTTCTCGCAAAGGACGGTGTTCACACCATCCCTTACGACAAGCTGGTTGAGGCCCGTAATGCAGAGAACCACTGGAAGCAGGTAGCCGCCCAAGCTCAAGCCCAGTTGGATGCAGCAGTAGCCGCAGCCAATGAGGCCCGCAAGCCCGGCGCCCAGGAAGTCACGGCCACGGAAGTGACCGCCGACGACGCCGACCTGTTTGGTGACTTCTCCGAGGAAGCCATCCGAAAGGGTGTCAACACGCTGGTGGCGCGACAAGTCGCAGCCATTCAAGCGCAGATGGACGCGAAATTGGCCCAGGCACTTGAACCCATCAAGCGCACCGAAGCCGAGAACGCAGCCGACGAGCACTTTGGCGCGATTGAGGAAAAACACCCCGATGTTGAATCGGTCGTGCAGTCCGAAGCGATGGCCCAGTGGATCGCCAGCAAACCCAGCTTCTTGCGACCCAGCCTGCATGGCGTCATCGAAGGCGGAACGGCCCAGGAAGTCATCGAACTTCTTGACACGTTCAAGGCAGAGACTGGACGTACCAGCAAGCCCGGCGCCCCCAACGGAGCGACGGCAGCCGCGCAAGCGGCAATTGCGAAGGCGCGAAATGCCATGCCCACCAGCTTGTCGGAAATCCCGGCTGGCTCCCAGGTGCATAGCAACACCGCCGAGCAAATGGCAGAAATGAGCGACACGGCGCTGATGAATATGTTTGAGGGCAAGACCCCCGAGCAGATCAATGCACTGTTGAGCAAAGTGATTTAACCCGACCACAAACACGAAACGCCGTGAGGCGTATCCGGTCCCTTAGAAGGAGTTTCCACCATGGGTGCTACCAACATCCCCTACGGCTCGCCCTTAGCAGTCAAACTGCAATCGGCTGGCTTGTTCGCTGCCAACATGCAGCGCAACACCACTATCAACCGCTTGACGGGCAAGTTCCCCCAGCAGGCTGACGCGGAAAAAACCATCCGCAACCAGTCCAGCAACGAAATGCCAATCGTCAAGTGCATGGACTTGACCAAGGTTGCCGGTGAAGAAATCACCTTCGACCTGATTAACCCAATGGGCGGCAAGCCCATCATGGGATCTGCCATGGCAGAAGGTCAAGGCCGCAAAATGTCGTTCAGTCAGGACCGGCTGCGCATCAACCAGGCGCGCTATCCGATTTCCGCTGGCGACACGATGACGCAGCAGCGCACGCCCCACGAACTGCGCAAGCTGGCGCGCGCACTGGGCCAGAACTACATGGACCGCTTGGCCGATCAGTTGACACTGGTTCACCTGGCTGGCGCCCGTGGTTCCCACATGAATATCGAGTGGGCTGTTCCCCTGGCCAGCGACCCCGACTTTGCCAGCATCGCGGTGAACCCCGTGAAGGCTCCGACGAAGAATCGCCACTTCATGTCCACCGGCACTGGTATTGAAACCATCAAGGCCGCTGCGAATGAAATCTCCATCGCAACCACCGACGTGATGAACACCGACCTGATGGATGGTGTACGCACGCTGTTGGATTCGATGGCTGTGCCCCCGCCCCCCGTGGTGTTCGAGGGTGACAAGATGGCTTCGGATTCGCCCTTGCGCGTACTGTTGGTTTCGTCCGAGCAGTACACCAGCATCCAGCAGTCCAATTCCGGCCAGTTCCGCACGTTCCAGGCTAATGCGATGGCGCGTGCCCAGCAGGCCGGTCAACACCCCTTGTTCATGGGGGATTCGATCCTGTGGAACGGCATTCTGGTCGTGAAGATGCCCAAGCCCATTCGCTTCTACGCCGGTGACAGCCTGCGCTACTGCGCAAGCTACACCAGCGAAACGGAAACGACAACCGACCTGGTGCCCGCAGCATTCGGCACCGGTTACGCAGTTGACCGCGCCATTCTGTTGGGTGGCCAAGCGCTGGCCGAGGCTTGGGGCAAGCACGTCAAGACCGGCAATCCGTTCTTCTGGAGCGAGAAGGAACTGGACCACGACGACAAGCTGGAAGTGTTGGTTGGCGCCATCAATGGCCGCTCGAAAGTCCGTTTCGAGATCGACCACGGCGACGCCAAGCAGTTCACCGACTACGGTGTGATTGCCATCGACACCGCTGTGAAGCTGCCCGCCTAATCAGTGGGAATAGGGGCTGGGCCTGACGGCCTGGCCACTTCCGAAACTCAACAGGAGATTTCCAAATGGCAACCGTAACCAAAAAGTACCTGTCGCAAGAACAACAGTTCGGCGGCGCCCCCTACGGCAACGGCACCACGTTGCAGTTCAACATGACCACCAACGCATCCGGTGTTGTCACCAACGGTGACGCTACCGCTGCGCTGGGCAACGGCGACGTGGCCCGCATTGGCATCCTGCCCGCTGGCGCCCGTTTGCATGACGCCCTCTTGATCGTGTCTGACGCCTTCACGGCCACCAGCACGGCCAAGATCGGTTTTGCCTACGTGGATGGCGTGGACAGCACAGCAGTGCCCCAGGATGACGACTACTTTATTGTGGCTGGCACATCCTTGGCATCCGCTGGCCGCACCCGCGCCAACAACACCGCCGTGGCACCCGTCACGCTACCCAAGGACGCCTACGTGATCCTGACCAACGCTGGCGCAGCCCAGGCTGCAGTTGGCGTGCTGGACCTGTTGGTGGAGTGCGTGCTCGTCGGCGCTCCCTAATAGCGACCTGTAGGAGACAAAAAGGGAGCCCGGTAACACGGCTCCCTTTTTTTGAAACAAGACCCAAGGACCATTCACCATGGAAAAAGTAGCCGTCAAGTATGTGGGCAAGCGCGCGACCTACACAGAAGGCACCTACGGATCGCGCATCGTGTTCGCCCAAGGACAGACTGTGCTCGTACCTGCCGACCTGGCTGCGAAGTTGCTGCGCCATCCTGACGTGTACCAGACCGGTGAAAACGCCCAGGCTGTTGCCGTGGAAGTGCCCGAAGGCAAAGACGACGAGCAGCAGACCGAAACGCAGAACGTGCGCGACCAGATCGCCATCATGGACAAGAACGCCCTTGAATCGTTCGCAAAGACCACATTCCGCATCGACTTGGACAAGCGCAAAGGCATCAACGCCCTGCGCGAACAAGTGACCGGACTGGTTGACCAGTACGGAGTCTGAACATGACGCTGGACGAGGCAATCGCTGCATTCCGTGTGGACGCGGACGATTTGGTGGTGCCTTACCTGTCCACCAATGACCAAGTGACCGCCTGGATGGCCGAAGCACAGGAAGAAGCTGCCATCCGTGCCAACCTGCTATTCGAATCGTCCAACACCAGCATCTGTGATATTGCCGTGACTGCGGGGACGATGGCTTACACCTTGAGCCAGTCGGTTGCATTCATCACGTATGCGCAGTTCACGCCGACCGGCTCCGACACGGCAACGGTTCTAGGTCTAACAGACCGTTTTGCGATGGATCGGGACCGCCCAGGCTGGCGGCAACTGACCGACGAACCAAAGTATCTGGTGGTTGACCAAACATCGGTTCAATTGGGCTGCAAGCCCAGCACGGATGGGACGTTGCATATCGAGTGCTACCGCCTCCCCATCACGACTCTGGCCGATACCGAGGAATTCGAGATCGGTTCACAACACCATCGGCATCTGATCCAGTGGGCGCTGCACAAGCACTACAGCCGACCGGATGCAGAGATTCACGACCCGCAACGGGCCGACAAAGCCCTTGCGGAATTCACGCGGGTATTTGGCATTCGACCGGATTCCGACCTTCGCCGTGGGCATTACGCCAACACGCCCGCACATAACCAAGCAATCTGGTAGGAGCACACCATGGCAATACTTCGACTTGTTACAGCCTTGCAGACCTCATGCATCACACCAATAATGACCGCCATTGATGCAGGATCAGGCCCCGGTGTTATAGAAATCTACAACGGCACGATTCCGGCCAATGCCAATACCGCCGTGACGACCCAGACCAAGTTGGGGACGCTGACATTCTCAGACCCCAGTGGTTCAGTGACGTCTGGTGTGTTCACTGCCAGCGCCATCACACAGGATTCGTCTGCTGATGCGACCGGCACGGCATCGTGGGCGCGCATCAAGGACTCTACCGGCGCTACGGTATGCGATATTGACGTGACCAGCACCGGAGGCGGCGGTGTTCTGCAACTGAACACGGTCAATGTGGTTGCCGGTGGTCCGATCCTCATTACCTCGTTCACTCTTAGCGTGGCGTAATGGCTGGTGATCTGTTCTGGCCGTATGTCTATGTGGGAATGCACATGGACGACGCCGGTCTGACGGATGTCAAAGGCAATACATTTACCCTGACAGGCGGCGTTGCACGGAGTTCAA